AGGCTATGGCTATTGTTGATGTCAGTTCCATTTGGTTCATTGACAACAAGTTTGGTGTGACGATCCGTCTTCAACAAGCTCTCCTTGAGCAATCCACCAAGCTCCCATCCTTTGCTTTCCAAGGTCTCGACCTCCCAGATGCCGGCGAAGTTGATGAAGATATTGAGATTGACGAAGAAGAAGTAGATGAAGAATAAATACAAATTGTAATGAAAAATACGAATCCATCATTTCTTGATGAGAAGAGATAAACTTCTCATGAAGAATTAAGAATAGATGTTCAATCTCCTAAGTAACTTTTCACTTACAAAAATATGGGCTAAAATGTGTCATGAGAAGAACTATAGAGATCTTTTAAAACTTATTGAAGAAGGTGATTATGTTGAACTTAAATCATGGGGTAAAGAAATTGTTGAGTACATTGATTATGAAATGAGGAATGAGACTGATAACTACCTCATGTATCAGATAGGATCACACAAAGATCATACAAAAGGGCGTATATTGTTTCAGATATTTAAGAGTGTATGCGACGAAATGTCCCCATACCACTGGAGTGAAATAATGGCGCTTATGGGACAATCACTCATGCGTGCTTCAGTTGAGATTCAAAATATAAAATTACTTGAACATGCTATGTGTCATGTAGATGAAATATATCTGGAGAGACTACTTCATGAGATTGACGCCCCGGAGGTTTCAAAATGGTATGATGAAAATTTTATAGTAACCTAAGTCACACTTTGTAATAACAAAATCAAACCAAAAATGGAAGCAGCACGAGCCATCCAACACGGTGACGCCGCAATTCTTTGTGCCAACGAACACCAAATCCTCTATGAAATTGAATTGAGAGTTGAGGATTGTTCCACTGAACATGAAGATTATATGACATACCGGATTGCGTCACACAAAGACAAAGAGGTTGCCACTGAAATGTTTGAGGTTTTCATGAATACATGTTCAACTGCGTTCAGTCTTCATAAGTATGAAGAAATTATGGAGCTCTATTCGTACCCAACTATGGTGGGTGCGATCGCAAATGAAAACTTAGACATCATAGAATACGTCATGGGATATCAAGGAAAAGATGCCCTCTCAGAGGAAATATACGCTCAATACGGAGACGAAGAGTATTGGCCGGAGTCACTCTTGACGTGGTATCGTAGAACTTTTTCTTAGATTGTAATAAGTATGGTGAAGCTTGCGGACCTTGTCCATATTGCTAACAATGCCAAGACCAACGCTCAGAAGAACGCAGTCGGCGAAGAAGTTAAGAAGTTGATACGCGGACGAAAAGCGTGCTACCCGGAAAAGGAATTTTTTACAAAAGTCCAAACGAATCCACTCATAATTAATAAGGCTACTACCAGACTCCGGGCGATTGGGAAGGGTGCACACGGTACAGTTTTCTATGGATGTATCGATGATGAATGCAAAACCCAAGTTGCGATCAAAGAGACGACTGAAGAGACTGCTCGAATGGAATTTCGTATAGCGGAAAAACTGAAGGGTATGGGTGTGCCTCGTATGTACCACTTTAAATCATGTGATCGTTGGGACATGCTTTATTTTGAATACATCAATGGTCAAAGTCTTCAGCAATGGATGAAAAAGGATCAAAAACCCGAAGCCTATCGCTCCTTAATTTCACAACTTATCAGGAACTTGAAGAGAATCCATGAGAAGTACCCAAAGTTTAGACATCATGATCTTCATTGGAATAACATTCTTGTATTGGAAGGTAACAAACCAATCATAATTGATTTTGGTCTTTCAACAATCGAAGGTATTAGAAATCCAAATGTCACAAGTGGAGAATACAAAAATGACGGTATTTATGTGGGATCACACTACATGTATGATGTTCATTACATTCTCAACATCATTTATCGCTACACAAAATTTACAAAAGTTAGGGGATTTATAAGGGACTTGTTTCCAGAAAAATACCTTGGTTCAACCAATTCATATATTATATCTGGGCGTCTGAGACCTGGTTTGAAACATAATGATCTTCCAACCTACGATCAAATTTTGAATCACCCATTCCTTCAACCAAAGAAGAGAGGTAGTATTCTTCGGGCGATTTTACCCAAAAAGAAGGTTATGACACCCAAACCACAACCAAAGGTTGTCGCCAAACCCGCCACCGGTAGCGCCATTCGCCGTGCCAAGGCTGTTCTTGAAAAGGAAGCTGCCAAAAAGAAGATTCCACCAAAGAGACCTGGTATTGCTAAACGCGATCCATCTGTCATGAACCAAGTTCGTAGTATAGAAAGAAAGATTGCAACTGAAAAGAAAGTGGTGACACCAAAACCAAAACTAAGAGTTTTCATAAACAAGAACGGCGACCTCAAGATTGAAAAGAAGAAGTGCCGTCTCTACAAAAAGGAAGATTTGGTTAAGATGTTCAAGTTAGATCCAAAATTAACTAAGGAACAAATGTGTAAATTCATAAAAAATATGTAATCAAAGTACAACTTTAAAAACCCTCTTCGTACCCTCATCAACCATAGAAAGTATCTTGAACTTTGGTGTCTTGATGAGCTTTATCCCACCTTTTGTGACGAATGACTTCATCCGTTCAACTTCACCACGAGGCATTTTTCTGGTGTACTTGAGCGTAACATTTTTGTTTCCAATAGACAATACAGTTGACAACATTTATTATATTTGTACATAATAAAACTATGTGGCTTCTTGCTGTCCTCATACTCGTTGATCTTTTGATTCTCTCCCAAACAGGAAAGAGACGCGCCAGCGCGTCAGTTTCAAACGGAGAACAGTGGACTATTTACGGGACCATGGGCTGTGGATGGACTCGTAAACAGTTAGATTACATGAAGAAGAATGGAAAACCTCACCGATTTGTGGACTGTGATAAAGAGGGTTGCTCAGGTATGGATGCCTTCCCAACCCTCGTAAGTCCCAATGGCGAAAAGATTGTGGGTTACAGTGAAATCTAAGCCCGAACAATGCTGAGGGACAAGGCAAGGATGAAAGCATCAAGCATGGTAGAGATTGGCTTGAGAATGGTGATATGCTTCACGAGGGATCGGTTCCAAGCGTATCGGAGAACGAAGGTCGCGATGAGAATATTGAGAATGAAGAGGAGAAGCACGGTGAGCATATCCGACTTGGTTTCAGACTTGGCGACACGGTCGAGGACTTGCATTTTACTAAATAGCTATATTTTTTTCTGTACCAACTACAAATGAAAAAGGACCTTCTTCCCACAAGTGGTTCTGAAAGAAAGTTCACCAACCGTCGTTGGGGGACTGCCACTGGTATAGGTAACAATAACTGCTATGCCTATGCCGTTGGTGACTATGAAGCCTACAGGTGGCAAAAATCAATCCCAGGTGATCGTTCGGGTCTCTCAAATAAACCAAATGATTACACAACTTGCACTGGACTTCCAAAGGCGGTTCTTTCCGACAACCCCGGAAAGATCTATCGTGTGAAAGCCAATGAAAAGTGTAAGAAGGGATACTATAAAGTCATGATGTTTGTGTGTCCTGGAAGACCAACAAACTACATTCGTCAAGGCGACTTCCACTTCTATGTTCAACACAGTGTTGTGGAGTATCGCATTAAACCCGGTGACACACAAGAGTCTGTGGCAAAGTTCTTCAAAGTTCCAGTCTCTCGCGTAAAGCGTGCTGGTAAATTTGCACCAAATAAGCGAATTGTTTTCCGAGCTAGTGTCTTCAGCCACAAGCGGGGGTGGGCGACGGGACCGCTTCTGGTTGATGCATCTGGCAAGGCGATTAAAGATCCTCGGAAGGCGGATAGGAACTATCCTGGTCTAAACTACGAGCGATACTGTAGCTCATTCTGCGTCAAGGACAAGGGCATCAAGGTCGGAAAGACTCACCCCAAGGTCCGCAAGAAGACTGTCTAAATCCACTGTATTTTCAACATCAAAAGACATATCAAATATATCCATTATATTGAAAACGGCTTCACTCTCCAATGACACAGCATTAGACTGCGCTGTGTAATTGTTCTGAACCGTCACAGTAACCTTAAATTTTGAAACGTCAAACACTTTTCTACATATGGGACAAGTATTCTTACCTTTACTTTTCCATTCCTCTAGACAGTGGGAATGAAACATATGTCCACAACGGATCGGGGTATTGGTCCTTGTTGACCTTACCTCATTGAGACATATGGCACATTGTGACATTCTAGAGTATGGTTTTAAAGTTTTTATTGAAATTTATCACACCGTCTAATAAGTCTTGGACATATCGGTGTATCGGTCGCATGGATCACAGCTGGAACGAGATTGTTCTTGGATCTTATTGAGGAGTTCTGGCCCCTGCTTTTGAAGAAGTTGACGGTAGCTATAGTTGTCTTCGCGGGAAATTTTGTTTTGTTCCATGATGTAGTTATTGGTAAGCTGGGCTGAGGAGTTGAGGGTGAAGCATCGCCCGTCGGCCATTCCAAGTCGTTGAGACATCTTTATTAAATTAGGATTAGAAATTAATTTGTCTATTCGTGATCGTCTGGAGCCAGGAGTTGAATCCCTTTGCTCTCAGGTGTTCAACCATGGGTTCACACTTGTGTCCCAAAAATGTATCAAAGACATCCGTCTCAGTGGTTGGGGAGACCCGAATTTGGGGATCGTCGTTGATGTGTTGATTGATAATATTGTACGCAAAGGCAATCTCTTTGAGGGTCTCTGCACCAGTAATGATAATCTTGCCAGTTGAGAAGATGCTCGTCGTAATTTCTTTCATATCTTGAGCCGGTTGAAACTTGATTTTTACAGCTGAGTATCTGTCGGGTTCAAACGAGACTTTAAAGATCTTGGAGTGGTTCTCAAAGTGTTGAGCCACCCTCATGAGATTGATGTTGTAGTTGAGGGAGAAGTTGGAGTTGATCATGACAACTCGGAAGGAATCCACTGGCATTTGAATCTCCATTCCCAAAAAGGTTTTGAAGATGTGGGTCAATTGGGTGATAATCCTCTTACAGTCAAAGAGATCACAGCATCCTGCGACCTGAATAGAACCATTCGGAAAAACCTTGACAGACTTCGTACTGTAACTGTCATGGTATGTGAGAGTCACTTGATTGTAAAAAGTTGTCGGTTTCAATTTCCATTCAAACCCCGCGGCACTTTCAGTACCAACGCGTTTCAACTTGTATGACCCCAATTCCTCAAAGGTGCTGCGAAGTTTCTTTATGTCAATGTCTTGGATAAAGCTTGAGACCATAGTGATTGTCGTAATCTTTATCCAAGAAGGTCTTGTTTCGTCGGGAAGTTGTTTCCTAAACTCATCAAGGGTGAGGAGGTAGGAAAAACTGTTGTTGGCAATAGCCGAATACATGCGTGTAGCTTTCTCTCGTCTTTATCTAATTTTTAAGTACCAAATGACGACTTAGGTTAGCTCCACATGTTTCCTGGGAAAGTGAGGGTATAGGTATCAGCTGTATTTGTGATAGCTGGAGTTTCCTTAACTACGGTAGTACCATCATCTGCCAAGATGACGACCTTTACACCAACAGCGCGGTTCTTGCAACATGAAGTTCTGTTAGTAATGACAAGCTTCTTGATTTCTTTTTCGGCACCAAGGTCAACTTGTAAATAATCAATCTCCTCTTCGGTTCTACCCTTTGTGTGAGCAAAATTAGTCTTGTTACCGTCGGTCAGATTTATGTAACCATGTGTTGAAGAATATTCAGAACTTCCAGTGACAGTTTTACCCGCAGCCAAGTTTGTACCACTCGCATCAAACACTTCAAGTTCTGCGAGGTTGATAATTCGGTTTTTGTCGTCAACGTTACCCTCCGTGATGCCATCATCACGCATGGCACTCTCATCATAAGCAACAGTATGCTCCAATTTCACATAGCGACCTTTTGGTGGTCCACTTGGAGGAGCTGGGCCTGTGGACGAGGGTCCTGTGGACGAAGAGGTGTCATCATCGCCACCCATCATGAGCATAGCTGCCGAACTGGAAGAACAACATATCATCAAGCCAAGTACACCAATTATGGCAATCTGGGACATCTTTTACATTACTTAGAGATTATATTCGTCTGTAGATCAAAATGACATCTTTCATCAAGTCAGCTAAGGCTGTCTACGATGTTGAGTCTGAATTGGAATATGTTGAGATTCAGTATGAGCGATTTGTGAGGGGTAAGGGCTATGAGACCTATGTAGACTACATTAACACAAAGCCCCTCGCCGATTGGGTTGTGCTCAATTCCAAAACACAGTCTATTCCATATGAAAAGTTCTTAGACACGATGTGTGAAAAGACCCTTGAAGTCCGCCAAAAAATGGCGGAATTGGCCCTTGAAAATATTGTGGCCGATAGACGCAGTGTACATACATACATTCGGACAGCTTACGCGAGTACTATTTTAGATTCCACCTTCCAGCCACCTTGGATTAATATTAAGAGTGCTTGGCAGAGGGAGTTTATCCGGAAGTTTTGTGAAGATACGCTGATGGATATGGTACAAAGGACGACAAATGAATCAAGACTTGAATATTTCTTTAGCGTCTTGCGTAGTATAGAATCAGAGCAATAGCCAAAAGGCAGATGAGAGCCCCCACAATGGAGAACTTTGGATTCTTGGCGACACCGACAACAACGCGCTCAATAAACTTTCTATCATTCTTTGTGAAACCAGTGTCAATGTTTCTTCGTGGGTGAACTGGTCTAGATAAAGAACAGGCACCCTTAGATTCAGCACACAGACCATAGTCACAGTAGACACTACGCTCCTTTTCTGGAATACCTGGCTCATTTCGCATTTCAGTGAAATCCTCAAAGTTGCCCGTCTGTCTCACACCCCCTGGAAGGGAGAAATCATGGGAGACAAATGGGTTGACA